TACTACAGAATCTTCAGAGTAGATGGTATGTTAACATCATCATAATAGTAAAAAGTTAATTACACTTTAAGGAGGGCTTCGGCCCTCCTTTTTTTGTTATAAATAGTATGATAGGAGTATATAGATGGCAGATTTAACAACCAACTTAAATTATTTACAACCTACCGCATATAAATTGGTTATTGATAGAAAAAATTATCCAAATCTGGAATATTTCTGTCAAAATTTTACGCATCCTGGAATGATTATCAATCCAGTAGAGGTTCCGTTTAGAAAAATTGCTGGTGTGCCATTTGTTGGTAATTCATTAACCTTTAACGAGTTAAATGCAACTATTATTTTAGACGAGAATATGACCGCATATAATGAGATGTATTCTTGGATTAGAAGGGTTGTTGATAATGCTGATGTGAGGGCCCTGGATAGAAATTCTACAACAGCACCAACATATTCCGATATCACACTTTCAATTTTATCTAGTCAAAATACTCAAGTAAAACAAGTTAAATATCACGAATGTGTGCCTGTATCATTAGGTGATGTTAATTTTGAATCTACAGCTACTGGTACTGAATTTGTAACTTTTGTTGTGGCTTTCAGATTTACATATTTTGAATTTATTTAATAAAGTAATAAGTAATGATTAATTTTAAAAAATATTTAGAAGAGGCGACCGGTAAAGGTTTAACTATATTTGACATAGATGAAACTATGTTCATAACTAAAGCAAAGGTGCATGTGGTAAAAAATGGTAAAGTCATCAAAAAATTGGATAATCAGGAATTTAACGCGTATAAGAAAAAACCTGGCGAAGATTACGACTTCGGCGAATTCAAAAACGCCGAGGTATTTAACAGGACGTCCACGCCAATCGCAAGAATGATTAACAAAGTTAAAGCAATTTTAAAAAATGCCACTAGAGCAGGATCAAAAGTTATTATTATAACTGCAAGACCAAACTTTGACAATAAGAAAATATTTCTAGACACATTTAGAAAGCAAGGAATTGATATAGATAAAATTTATATTGAACGTGCTGGTAACCTTGGTGGTGGGCCGGCCGCTGATAATAAAAAGGTAATCCTTAAAAAATATTTGGATCAGAAAATATATAAAAGAATAAGATTGTTTGATGATGCTATATCTAATTTAAAAATGTTTTTATCATTACAAAAGGATTACCCTGATGTTTCATTTGAGGCATTCCTAGCAAAAGAAAATGGCTCTGTTTCTAGAGTACGTTAATAAAAAGGTGATATATAATAAGTATTGAAAAGGATATATTATGAAAGAACTTGATCGTATATTAGAAGAATGGGCAGAGGACTGCAAAATAGATAATGTTCACTTGGATGAGACCTCTCGCAAAACTCCCGTATTACATTCTAAATATTTAAGCCTCTTATCACAGGCAAAAATACAGCACAGAAAATGTGAATTTAAACAAAAAACACTATTAAAAGAAAAATGGTTATGGTACAATGGTAAAATGAGCCATGAAGAAATACTTGAAAAAGGATGGGATCCGGATCCCTTTAATGGATTAAAAGTTTTAAAAGGTGATATGGAATACTATTATGACTCAGATCCTGAAATACAAAAATCAGAGGAACTACTTCAATATTGGAAAACAATAATGGATACGTTAACTGAAATAGTAAGTAATTTAAATTGGCGACATCAAACTATAGGAAATATGATCCGTTGGAAACAATTCGAATCAGGAAGTTAAATCACGCTAATTTACATCTAGAGTGTGATCATGGAGTAGCGGCAGAAGTTAGAGAATTTTTTACCTTTGAGGTTCCTGGTGCCAGATATATGCCAGCTTTTAAGCGCAAAGTATGGGATGGTAAAATTAGATTATTTGATGCTAATAGTGGATTTTTACCAGCTGGATTAATTCAGCACCTTGTTGCCTTTTGTAATGATCACAAATATGAAATTGAACAGATTAAAACAAAATATGGTTTACCATATGAACGTAGTGATATAAAAGGTAAAAATCTTATTGATTTTGTAGAAGGATTAAAACTACCATTTAAGATTAGAGAATATCAGTTCATAGGTATTATGGAGGCCTTGAAACGAAAAAGAGGTATTTTAATTTCACCAACGGGTTCCGGTAAATCTTTAATCATTTATGTACTGGTTAGGTATTGGTTGCAAATTTTAGCAAATAGCGTGAGGTATCCACACGCTGGACGAGTATTGGTTATTGTTCCTACAACGGGATTGGTAGAACAAATGTATGGTGATTTTAAATCATATGGCCAGGACGAGCTCGATATGCATAGAATTTATTCCGGTAAAGATAAGAATTTTGATGCCAACATTTGTATTTCAACATGGCAATCAATTTATAAAATGCCAAAAATTTGGTATGATCAATTTGGTATGGTTATTGGTGATGAGTGTCACGGATTTAAATCTAAATCTCTTATGAACATAATGAATAAGGCAACTGAGGCTGCGTACAGATATGGAACGACCGGAACTTTGGATGGAACTCAAACCCATGAACTTGTACTTCAAGGGTTATTTGGTAAAATTTATAGAGTGACTACGACAAAAACCTTACAGGATAAGGACGTATTGGCACAATTACATATTAAACGACTTATTTTGGATTATAGTGAAAAGGAACGACTGGATTTTGGTCAACCAGACTATATGGGCGAAATTGATTTTATTGTCGGATATCAAAAACGAAATAATTTTATAGCAAATCTAGCAGTTGATTTAAATGGTAATTCATTAGTGTTATTTAATTATGTTGAAAAACATGGTAAACCACTTTTTGAATTAATAAATAATAAAGTAGATGAAAAAAGAAAAGTATTTTTTGTATCCGGTGAGGTTGCCACATCTGATAGAGAGGCAATTCGTAAAATAGTAGAAAAACAAAAAAATGCCATTATTGTTGCTTCTTTAGGGACATTTTCCACTGGTATAAATATTAGGAATTTACATAATATCATATTTGCATCACCTAGTAAAAGTCAAATCAGGGTCCTACAATCAATTGGACGAGGATTAAGAAAATCAGATAATAACGAGCCAACGATGCTTTATGATATTATAGATAATTTGTACATTAATAAAAGGAAAAATTTTGCTCTCATTCATTCCGAGGAAAGATTAAAAATATATGAAAAAGAACAATTTACCAACGAAAGTCATAGGATAAAAATATGAATACGTTACCTAGAATTAAACAATTTAAGTTAACCAACAATGATGAAATTGTATGTGAAGTTTTGGAATACGATAGTCCAGAAAATGCTGCTATTATAATGCGCGGTGCATTACGCGTTATTGAAACCATGGACTGGGATAAAGGTGTGCGTTTCTTTGGATTTAAACCATGGTTAACATTTGGTGATGACCCAGCTATATTGTACACTTTAAATTCAACACATATCATTGGCGAGGTTACACCAGGTAAAAAACTATTAGGATTTTATGCTGAAACTATAAAAGATTTAAAAAGATCCTTGGCAAAAAGAAAAAGTGTTGATGTAAATGTTAATCATCTAGAAGAGGCTATTGATACTATGTCAGATGAAGAACTGGATGATTACCTTGACTCAAAAATGATTGGAGATAATGATATCCTTGACCCGGATATTACTAAGGATTCTAGTGGTGGTGGAAAGATTTTAAAATTCCCAAGTAATATTACCAAACATTAAATGGTATACCATCCTCCCTCAACACTACTCTATTATTATATCATATATCTCAGTCTTGTAAACAACTAAATTTTAGTTTTAATACAAAATATAAATGTATACAAGACAGTAAAAGTTTGATATAATATAACTATATTATTAAAAGGAGGCTTTTGTGAAAAAAAGATCTATACATTATGTGAATAATGCCGATTTTTCCCAAGCTGTAGTTAGTTATGTAATGACGGCAAATACTGCCAAAAAAGACGATACGAATATACCTAAAGTGCCAGACTATGTAGCACAGTGTTTTTTAAAAATTGCTGAAGGTTTGTCACATAAGTCAAATTTTATACGATATACTTATCGAGAAGAAATGGTGATGGACGGTGTTGAGAATTGTTTAAAGGCAATAAGTAATTATAATATAGAGGCAGCAACAAGAACAGGTAAACCTAATGCCTTTGCTTATTTTACACAAATTATTTGGTTTGCGTTTTTACGAAGAATTGCAAAAGAGAAAAAACAACAAGACATCAAAGTAAAGTATATTAACAATTCTGGTATTGAGGAATTTCTAAATAATGAATTAGGTGAGGAAAATTCACGAGCAGTAATATCATCGTTTGTTGATACCTTAAAGGAACGAATTGATAAAGTAAAAATGGTTGATACTGAAATTAAACAGTTTAAAAAGATAGAAAAACAAAAGGCAAAAAGAATTAAAACAGTTGATTCGGATTTGAGTGAATTTTTATAATGAAAATAGCAATATTAAATGATACCCATTGTGGTATTCGTAACTCTTCTCAGATATTTTTGGATAATGCCGAAAAATTTTATTCAGAAGTATTTTTTCCAAAATGTGAAGAGGAAGGTGTGACACAAATTTTACATCTTGGTGATTATTACGACCACCGCAAATATGTAAACTTTAAGGCTTTAAATCACAATCGTAAAACATTCTTAAATGAATTAAGAAATCGTGGTATGTCAATGGATATTATTCCTGGTAACCATGATACATTTTATAAAAATACCAACGATTTAAATAGTTTAAAAGAGTTACTTGGGCATTATATGAATGAGGTTAATATCGTTATGGAACCTACTGTAATGCAATATGATTCCTTAAAAATTGGTTTATTGCCTTGGATATGTCCAGATAATTATGATAAGTCAATGGACTTTATTAATAACTGTAAGGCTGATTGGTTAGGAGCTCATTTGGAATTAACTGGATTTGAATTAATGCCAGGTATAGCTTGCTCTCACGGTATGAGTAAAGATCTATTTAAAAGATTTGAAATGGTTCTTACAGGACATTTTCATATGAGTTCTAGACAAGATAATATTTGGTATCTTGGTAGTCAAATGGAATTTTTTTGGTCTGATGCCGATGATAAAAAATATTTCCATATTATTGATACCGAAACAAGAGAAATCCAGGCCATTCATAATCCACACATTTTATTTAAAAAAATTGTTTACAATGACACAGAAATGGATTATAATAATTATATTACAAATGATTTGGAGGGAAAATTTATTAAAGTTGTTGTAATAAACAAAACCGATTCATTTTCCTTTGACCGATTTATTGATCGAATACAAAATGAAAAAATTCACGAATTAAAGATAGCAGAAAATTTTAATGAATTTGTTGGTACAGAAATTGATGATGAAGCTTTACAAGAAATAAATGATACACCAAAACTTGTTGATTCATATATTGATGCAGTTGATACCGATTTGGATAAAGATATCATTAAATCTAAAATGCGTGAACTAATGACACAAGCCCAGGCCCTGGAAATTGCATGATTATATTTAAAACTATCCGGTATAAAAACTTTTTATCAACCGGCAATACATTTACAGAAGTTAATTTAACCAAAAGTAAATCTACCTTGGTTGTAGGCCAAAATGGTGCAGGTAAGTCAACTATGTTGGATGCTCTTGCTTTTGCCTTATTTGGTAAACCACATAGGAATATAAGTAAATCACAATTAGTCAATTCTATTAATCAGAAAGATTGTTTGGTTGAGGTTGAATTTACTATAGGCTCTTCAAATTTTAAAATTTGCCGAGGTATTAAACCAGGTATTTTTGAAATTTGGAAAAATGGTGCAATGATAAATCAATCATCACATGTAAAAGAATATCAAAAAATATTGGAAACAAATATTTTAAAAATAAATCATAAATCATTTCACCAGGTTGTTGTTCTAGGTTCCTCATCATTTATACCCTTTATGCAATTACAGCAAGGTAACAGAAGAGATGTTATTGAGGAATTATTGGATATCGGTGTGTTTTCAAAAATGAATCAGTTACTTCGTGAGCAGATTAATAATATAAAAGATAATCTTAAGGAATATCAATATCAAATTGACCTAACCAAAAATAAATTGGATACCCAACAAAAATACATACAAGATGTAAAAATACTTACTGAGCAAAATGTGACTGCAAAGGAAGCAAATATTAAAGATTCTGAGGGAGAAATTAGTATTCTTCTTGAAGAGAACACAAACCTTAGTGCAGATGTTGAAAAACAACAAGGACCAATAGAGGAAACAATTAATGGTCTTCATGATAAAAAGCAAAATCTTTTATCTTATAATGCTACCTTTAAACAGCAAATGGGACAAATTACTAAGGATGCAAAATTTTATGAGGATAATGAAACCTGTCCTACATGTTCTCAGGATATTAGTTCAGATCTTAGGAATGAAAAACTTAACGACTCGAGAAATAAAGCAAAAGAACTTAAATCGGCTATGGACAAACTTACCACGGAATCAACTTTTCTTGAACAAGCTCTTTTAAGTGCAAATAATACACTTACCGAAATCCGAGAATGGCAATCGACTATACACACTAACAATAAGGAAATAGGTAGGTTGCAAGGACAGATACGAGATCTCAAAGCAGATTTAGAAAATAATGTAACAGCAGATTTAAATCAAGCAAACTCAGAATTAATAGAAATTAAAAATAAACTAAATATTCTTCAGGAAGACAAAATGAAAACAAATGAGGAATATCAATATAATCTTGCAATATCTGAAATGTTAAAGGATACTGGTATAAAAACAAAAATTATCAAACAATATATACCAGTAATAAATACTTTAGTTAATAAGTATTTGCAAGTGTTGGATTTCTTTGTTCATTTTGATTTAAATGAAGAATTTAAAGAAACTATAAGATCCCGTCATAGAGATGAGTTCACATATGCATCATTTTCTGAGGGTGAAAAACAAAGAATTGATTTGGCATTATTGTTTACTTGGAGACATGTGGCAAAAATGAAAAACTCTGTTGCAACTAATCTATTAATTTTAGATGAAACCTTTGATTCATCTTTGGATCATGATGGAGTTGAAAATCTTTTGAAAATTTTGGAATCGCTTGAGGATGATACAAATGTATTTGTTATATCCCATAAGGGTGATATTCTTGATGGTAAGTTTGATGGTAAGATTGAATTTGCCAAAGAGAGAAACTTTAGTAAAATGGCAGCATAAAACACTTTACATTTGTACTTTTATGTGTTATAATATACTTATATTAATTGCGGAGAAATATAATGGAACTATCTGAAAATACACTTGGTGTATTAAAAAACTTTGCTAATATCAATTCAAATATTTTGGTTGAAAATGGCAATACCCTACGAACAATTAGTGAGGCTCGTAATGTCCTTTCTAGAGCCACAGTGGCCGAGGACTTTCCAATAAAATTTGGAATCTATGATCTAAATGAATTTATTGGCGTGCTTGGTTTGGTAGATAAACCTAATCTATCCTTTAAAGATGATTACGTTTTAGTGACAGATGCCTCTGGCAGAAGTCAAATTAAATATTTTTATTCATCTGAAGATATTTTAACAACGTCTCAAAAGGATATTACAATGCCAAGTGCAGACGTAACCTTTACGTTGGATGCTTCAACATTGGATAAATTAAAACGTGCTGCCACTACACTAGGACATAGTGAGGTTAGTATCACAAATAACGATGGATCAATTCGTTTAGGAGTTATTGACTCAAAAAATTCAACATCAAATAATTTTTATATTGATGTCGATGCCGAATATGATGAATCGGCTACCTTTAATTTTATTCTGGATATAGGTAATGTAAAAGTTATACCAGGAGATTACAAGGTAAATATTTCATCAAAGCTGATTTCTCAGTTTATAAATAAGGAGAGTGATCTAAATTATTGGATTGCCTTGGAAAAGACATCAACATTTGGAGTATAATATGTCAGAGATTCTAGATCAAATTACAGACCTTGCCAACAAGGTTTCACGTAGTACCGTTGCAGTTGTGGATGCCATGACTCAGAGAGGCGCTTTTAAAGGCGAAGAATTATCAACCATTGGAACACTTAGAGACCAGTGTGTTCAAATTATCCAACTTGTGGAAAATCATGAGCAGGAAAAAGCAATGGAAGATGAAAATAAACCTGCAGAGAAAAAATAGATATTTACATTCCTTTTGAATTGTGTTATAATGTATTTTTGTTATGGAGTAAGTGAATGTCAAACGATTTTCTTTGGGTTGAAAAATATCGACCAAAAACTATTTCCGATATTATCCTACCGGATGATTTAAAGGAAACCTTTGCCAAGATTGTGCAATCTGGTGAGATGCCTAATATGCTTTTCACAGGTACTGCCGGTCTTGGTAAAACAACTGTTGCCAAAGCAATGTGTAACCAAATGGGCCTTGATTGGATTCTAATTAATGGATCCGAGGAAGGTAATATTGATACACTTCGCGGTAAAATAAAACAATTTGCATCATCAGTTTCCTTGCAAGGTGGCTTTAAAGTTGTGATCCTTGATGAGGCTGATTATTTAAACCCGCAGTCAACACAACCAGCATTACGTGGTTTTATTGAAGAGTTTGCCAATAACTGCCGGTTTATATTAACTTGTAATTTTAAAAATCGTATCATCGAACCACTTCATTCTAGGTGTGGTGTATATGAATTTAATACCACCAAGAAAAGTATGGCCAACCTTTGTATGAAATTTATGGATCGTGCAAAGACCATTCTTACGGACGAGGGTGTGGAATATAATGAAAAGGTTCTTGCCGAACTCATTATGAGATTTGCTCCTGATTGGCGTAGAGTATTAAATGAATTACAACGGCAGGCTTTTAATGGTAAAATTACTGGCGTAAATAATAATATTTGTAATTTTACAGAGTTATTTACTCATTTAAAATCCAAAGATTTTAAACAGATGCGTAAATGGGTTACCGATAATATGGATGTTGAGGCAACTGCAATATTCCGTGGAGTATATGATCAAATGTATGATTATTTAAAACCACAATCAATACCACAATTGGTTTTAATATTGGCCGATTATCAATACAAACAGGCATTTGTAGCCGATCATGAATTAAATGTTGTTGCTTGTATGACAGAAATAATGGCAAATGTAGAGTTTACATAAACCATGAAGAAAACACGAATAAACAAACTAATCCAACAGAAACACAATTGTAACATAAAAATAGGAGAATGTTATGCAATCAAGATGGATTAGTGTTGAAGAAAAATTACCTCAAGTGGGTGAAAAGTGTTGGTATTATTTTGAAATAGTAGGTATGCATAGAGGCTGGTATGAGGGATTATATGTAGATGACGATGGTGAAGAACGGCCTGGGATGCATATTTTTGCTTGTGACTATGGATTTTTAACGGGTGATGTTACTCATTGGCACCCTGATCAGGAGGAGATGCCAAATGAACCCGTTTGAATATTTAAATGCAATTAATTATTCCAAGCAAAATATAATGATTGACGATATCACCGAGAAAGGCTATAATTCATTTATGGTCAATCGGGGATTATCCTATTTTAATGATACTGCCTTAATGGCAAATGAAATGAATAGGTACCACCAAATTGATAACCGTTTGGCGTTTGACTTTCTTATAAATATCATTAGGAAGAAAAAAAGGTTTTCCAAATGGAATAAACCTTCAATCCTATCTGATGTGGAAGTTATTAAACAATACTATGGCTACAGCAACCAAAAAGCTCGTCAAATTATTAACCTTCTCTCGTCGGATCAACTAGATGAATTGAGAAAAAAGGTTAATAAAGGTGGAAAATAATAACATAATTGAATGGACACCTGCCTCAATGCTTGAGGTTGTACTTAACGAGCCAGATGACTTCCTAAAAGTTAGAGAAACACTGACTCGTATTGGTGTCGCATCACGAAAAGAAAATAAATTATACCAATCTTGCCATATTTTACATAAGCAAGGTAGGTATTTTATAGTACATTTTAAGGAATTATTTCTTCTTGATGGAAAGAAATCAAATTTAGAAGAAAATGATATTGCAAGAAGAAACACAATTGCTCAATTAATGAGTGATTGGGGTTTAATAACAGTTGATAATCCTGAACAGATTAAACCAACTGCGCCATTACGGCAAATAAAAATCATTCCGTTTAAGGAAAAAGATAGCTGGGAATTGTGCCCTAAATATAATATAGGTAGCAAATGACCATTGAAGAGTTAGCGGAACTCTATGGAGAATCAATTGATAATATTCCCATAGAGATTTTGCTAGAAATAATATATAATACAGAGTAAAATTTGTATATATATTATAGGATGCCCAAAAGGGGTCCTATAATTAACCTTGCTAGTCAATAGGAGGAACATATGACTGGAAACATTGTATACCCACGCTCGGGTTTTATTGGTTTTGACCACATCTTCGATCAGCTTGAGAACATTCACAAGCATGCGAAGGATACTTATCCACCACATAACGTAGTAAAAGATGAGGAACTTAAATATTCTCTCGAACTCGCTGTGGCTGGATTCAAAGAAGAACATATTGATATTGAAGTCAAGGATCATGTCCTTACTATCAAAGGTGACAGACCTCAGCGTCGTGCACAAGATAAGTATGTTCATAAGGGTATTAGTGCTCGAAATTGGCAAAAGTCATTTAGACTGTCGGAATACACCGAAGTAACTGGAGCTAATCTAACGGATGGAATCTTAACTGTCGGACTTGAAGTTGTCCTTCCAGAAGAAAAGCGGCCTCGTAAAATTTCAATCAGAAAAAACGAGGAAAAAAATGACACAACTAGTGCTGAACTACTCAACGAGTCTACTTGAAGTAATATGGCAAAATCTAAAAGGTTTTGGTAAAAGCGTAATATACGCGAGACAGATGAGAGCAAATAGAGAAATTGCTGAATATCTATATCGTGTAGGTACATATAAATCATACCATGAAGCTTTAACAGACCTTAATGAAAAAGCATGGAAAGAAATGGAAAATGCTTAAGTATTTTTTAAATTTATTTTCCAACAATTTACCACGGAGAGATAACAAAGCATATGCAGAACTCTGCTCACTAAGTGATCACGAGTTAAATGATATTGGTATCACACGAGGTCAAATTGATGCAGTCGCAAGAGGTTGGACCCCTGGAAAGGGATTCAAATAATGTGGCCATATACTGAAGATGAAGCAGACTTTATTAACGGTAAGTAATATAAATAAAAAGGGCAGGGCAACTTGCCCTTTTAATATACGGAGAGAAAAATAAATGTCAAATTATCAAAAATGTTTGGAAATGATTTTACACCACGAGGGTGGTTATGTAAACCATCCAAAGGATCCAGGTGGAGAAACCAATCTTGGAGTTACCAAAAGAGTGTATGAAGAATGGTGCATGTCAAATGACTTAATTCAAAAAGATATGAAAGATTTAGAGGTTGCAGATGTTGGTCCGATCTATAAAGAAAATTATTGGGACAGAGTTAAAGGCGATGACCTTCCCGCTGGCCTTAATTTATGTGTATTTGATTTTGGTGTTAATGCTGGGCCTGGACGCGCTGCTAAATATCTTCAAACTTTAATAGGTACTACTGTTGATGGTGGCATCGGTCCAAATACATTAAAATGTGTTCAAGAATATGTTGACGAACATGGTTTACAAGAAACCATTGAGGCATATCAAAAGGACAGACAAAGCTATTATGAGAAACTTTCTACATTTGAGACATTTGGTAGAGGTTGGACTCGTAGGGTTGATGAAACAACAAATTCTGCTATAGCAATGACCATAGCCGTTTAGGAAAATATATGGTAAAAGTAACCGACAAAGCAATAAAATATCTAAGGTCTGTTACACCGGAAGGCGATTATGTTACACTTGGCGTAAAAGGTGGTGGTTGTTCAGGGTTTACATATGTTTGGGACCATAAATCAAAATGGCCTGACGTAAAGTGGAGTGAGCCTATTAATGATATACTGGTTGTAGATCCAGTTGCTGAAATGTTTGTGCTAGGTTGCACAGTGGATTGGGTCAATGAATTAGGTGGAAACTATTTAAAAATTATTAATCCAAATGCCGTTGCTTCATGTGGCTGTGGCGAAAGTTTTGCAGTATGAGCAACTGTTTTCATCTAGCAGTCGAAGCAGGTGACTTAGATGTAACCTCTAAATGGTATACTGACGTGTTAGGCTGTGATCTAGATATGGCTGAAGAAGGAAAATGGCAAGACATAGACTTCTTTGGAAATGAACTCACACTGCACAGTTCAACACCAAGAACAGGCAAAGGTCCAGATCGTTCAAGGCATCATGTAGATATGGGTGCAGTATGTGTCCCCCATTTTGGTATACATCTCAATGATGCCGACTATCAACGTGTTAGAGCAAGTGTACAAGCACACGGAGGATTCTTAGACGAACCTTATGTGCGTTTTGCAGATACAGACTACCAACAAGAAACATTCTTTGTTGAAGATCCAAACTATAATGTACTAGAAATTAAACAGATGGCAAAAGGACATTTAGGGAAAGATTTGCAGTTTGATTGACGAGGATATAGAATTAATATGCTTTGTTTTTATCTTCCTTGTGCTTCAAATTGTTGGTGTGTGCATAATTTTTTAAAAAAACACTTTACATTCCCATAAAAAGGTGATATAATATACTTATATAATATGAAAAAGGTGAGTTTATGAGTTTTTACACGTCAGTAGTTCGTTATGGTAACTCTATGCTTTACCGTGGTTATGATGCCAACGGTAAGCGAATATATCGGAAGGACAGTTTCCAACCAGAATTTTTTGTACCATCCCAAAAGGACACAGGTTGGAGAAGTTTGGATGGTAAATCTATTGCGCCTGTAAGCATGGATAATATGCGTGAGGCTAAACAATGGATCGAAGAAAATAAAGAAGTTTCTGGTCGCCACATTTTTGGTAGTCAGAATTATATACATCAATATATTACATCAAAATTTCCTAGAGATATTGAATTCAATCGTGACTATATTAATGTCGGCACGTTTGATATTGAAACAGAATACAACGATGGATTTCCAGAACCATCTGTTGCAGATCAAAA